AGATTTGTGGTGGCAAATTATGGATTTAAATCCACAAGTGCTAGACCCCTTCTCTATTGCACCTGGCACTCAGATAAGGATTCCTCGTGAATAATTCTGTACAAAATAGAACGGGTTCTAAATACAAGGTTACGTTTCCTAATTTTCCATCCTTTAATACAACTCCAAAAAGCATACAGATACATCAAGCAACTGGAAAACAGGATGTTGTAGAAATTACATATCCTAGGTTTAGTAATTTTTTATTAAAATCATTAAAGACTGGTGTGCCTGTTCTTATTGTTTGGAACAACGACAAGGTTTCAGAAACATTTTACGGCTACATCTATGATGTATCAAGTACCACACATCAGAGTTTAAATAGGCCTGTTGTAGTTCGTTGCATAGGTGCCTCTCTTGCGTTAAAGGAGGGGGGAACTAAAATTTGGAAATCAAAAACAGCCCCAGACATTGTCACAGACATTGCAAATAGTCTAAAGTTAAAACCCTTTGTAACTCCACACAAGATGATTTTTCCTCAGCAATCTTTAGTGGGGCACACTAAGTGGGAAAAGGTACAGGAACTTGCTAGTCGTTTAGGTTATGTATGTCAGATGAAAGGCACAGAATTACACTTTCATCCTATAGACAAAATGATTGATAGATTTATGACAACCATACCCGTTATGTCGTTTACTCATCTTTATGGTAATGCTTACTCTGAAGTCTTAACACAAACCCTAGATAAGTTTAAACCACGTATTGGTGACTACTCCGATAGTAGGGAGTACTCACGAAGAGTAAAATCTGTCTCTGGTATTGACCCTGTAACAGGAGAAACTTATACCGTGACATCTTCTCCTAACGGTGTAGGAAAAAAACTAAGGGAAGGTACACGAGACCCAATATTTAAAGACACACTTCCTGGAGTAATAACTACAAGTAAGGCAATGGCTCAGACTATCGTAGATGCCCACGCCCAACTTGCTCGTTTCTCTATGTACGCCGAAGGTTCTGGGCAAGGTGACCCACGAATTGCTCCTTATAGAACAATAGAAATACAGGGTACGGGAGATACTACCGATGGTTTTTGGGTAGTAAAAGAAGCAACACACACCTTAGCATTTGGTGGAGGTTATCAAGTAGATTTTGTTTGTATGATTGACGGAATTGGAAACACCAAACCAAGTGCAACAAGACCATCTACAGCGGGATTTGTTCCTACAAGAAACATCCAATTAGAGTTATCAACAGGTGGGCCAAGCGCTCTAACATCATCTAGACTTAATACTCCATCACCTATGATTACTGCAGATGCTGGTGGATTTACAGTAACTTCGACTAGATGGGTAGGTAGATAAGTGGCAGAAAAAACTTTAGCATTGCCTTTTTCTGTCGACCCATATGGAAAAATCTCTGTAACAAGTGAGCAGTCTAAGATTTGGGCTGACCGTGTTCGCTCAGTTATTGGTACCACCCTACGTGAAAGGGTGATGCGTCCTGAGTTTGGTACTGATATTTCCTATTCGGTATTTAACACTCAAGAGGATGCTGAGCAAGAAATTTCACGAGAAACATCTCAAGCATTTAATCAACTACTGCCACTACTAACCTTAGATTCTGTGGAAAGTTTATTTGATTCTTTTACAGGAACTATAAACGTTACCATGACATACAAACTACCTAATCAAGTTGTTGTTACTACAACTGTAGGTATTTTAACTGTAAGAGGAAACACCCCACCATATGAGGAGACCCTGTGAGTATCACACCAGCATCTAACATCCCTATCTCAATTGATTACACAGGAAGAGATTACTACTCTATTCGTGAGGAGTTAATCACTCGTATTCAAAGTCGTGTACCTGAGTGGACTGCCTCTGACCCTGCAGACTTTGGGGTGGCATTGGTGGAGGCCTTTGCTTATCTTGGAGATTTAATGTCGTACTACATCGACAGAAATGCCAATGAATCATTTATTGGAACAGCAATTCAACGTCAAAGTGTCCTTAACATTGCACAAACGTATGGGTATATTCCTGCGGGATACCGTCAGGCTTACACTACACTAACTTTTACCAATACTTCAGCAACAGCAATTACTATTCCTGCTGGAACAGTTGTATCAGGAGATGTAGTTATTGCAGATACGGTCCAGACTCTATACTTTACGACTGCGTCTGACCTTTCTGTAGCCGAACAAGTAGATTCTTCTCCAGGAACAGCAAGTACAACAGCATACGAGGGTCGTTCTGTTTCTATCGTCTCTGATAACGCAACTACCAACGGGGAGTTGGTGGGTACTTCTACTGGTTCACCTGGTATGTATTTTGAATTAGGTGAAACACCTGTTGTAGATGGTTCTCTAGAAGTATATGTTCAAGATGGTGATGTGTTTTCTAAATGGACACAGGTACCACACTTACTTGACTACGGCCCAACTGACCTTGTCTTTAGTGCCTACCTAGATAAAGACAATATTGTTTCAATTACTTTTGGAGATGGTGTATCAGGAGTAATACCTACGTTGTATTCTCAAATTCGTGTTAAGTACACCGTTGGAGGAGGAGAACTAGGTAACGTAATTCCTAGTACTTTAACTAATATTTATTATGTTCCTGGTTTAAGTGAGGGACAAACAACTGCTCTTAAAGCAGCAATTACAGTTACTAACGCTGGTACTGCTATAGGTGGTTCTGACCCTGAAACTACAGACCAAATTAGATTATCTGCTCCCCTATCTTTACGGGCAAATAACCGCGCCGTAACACTACAAGACTATGCGGATTTGGCATTGGGTGTTAGTGGAGTAGGAAAAGCAAATGCTACTGCTAGTATTTACACCTCGGTTACCGTGTACATAGCACCAAGTAGAAGTGCGACAGACTCAGATGCTCAACCAGGATTAGATTCTGTGGGAGCAACAACCCTTGAATACGCTAGAATAAAATCCGATACAGAAAGTTACTTGTCAGATAAAATTTTATTAGGAACTTCTGTAACCATTTCTCCCCCTTCTTATGTTGATGTAGTCATGACTGTTCAGTATACAAAACTACCTCAATACACAACTCTAGAAGTAGAAACCGCTATAAAATTAAAAATATTAACAGACTTTGGATACACGGGTATGTATTTTGAAGACACCGTATACCCACAAGACGTTGAATTTGTTATAGCCCAGGTACCAGGAGTCAAGGTAGCAAGAGTTACTGTGTTGCATATTTCAGGAGATACTGGGTTAAAAACACTTGTTGGCGCTCCAAATGAAATATTTCGTTTTACTCAAGCAAATATAAGTGTTGGAGCAATATAGTGACAGACCCAGTAAAACGATTACACGGCATATACCGTGGAGTTGTTGCCGTAAATGTAGACCCAACAGGTCAACGACGTGTACAAGTAAAAGTACAAACAACTGGTAATGAAATTACGGATTGGGTATCTCCTGTAGAACCAGCAAGTATTAGTACAGAGGTTCCTGTTATTGGTCAGGGTGTGTGGGTTTCATATGTTGGAGGAGACCCAGAGTATCCTGTATGGCATGGGGCTTTTGGAAAGAACCAGGGAAAGAATAAAAAACTATTGCTTAAGTCGTTGGCTAACTCTGTCTCTTTATCTGGATTAACTGCACACATTATTGTGGTTAATCAACCTGATGGGACATCAGAGGTGGATGTAACTGCAACTCTTGTGGCTTTTGCTAACAAGATAAAGGTTCTTGAAGGCAAGGTAACAGTCTTAGAGGGCAAGGTAACTACCCTCGAAGGAAAGGTAACTACTCTTGAAGGAAAAGTAACCACCCTTGAAGCACAGATGCTTACCAAAGCAAGTACAAGCCACACCCACCCGTAGTTCAGGCAGTAAATAACGGGCAAAACAGAGAAAATAGACCTCAAGGTCTGAAAGGAAGTACAGCGTGACAGCATCATACCCAGCAGCAGTGAAGTCTTTTACCACAAGAGTTGACTTCACCGACACTATCCTTGCCGAACACGTAAATAGTCTTCAAGAAGAGGTTAATGCTTTACAGGCAAACCTAGGAACCAATATCAAGACTGGTTCAGGTTGGGTGGGGTCTTTTGACCAAGTAACAACTTCTTGGAACACCTTAAAAGACCGCCTTACAAATATAGAGTACGGTATTGCTGATGCTTTAGATGCTTCCTTACCAACAGGTGGTAGTACTGGGCAGGTTTTAACTAAGTCTTCTGGAACTAATTACGCAGTTTCTTGGACTACTGGAAACTTCTTGCCATCACAAACCTCTAACTCTGGAAAGTATTTAACAACCGATGGAAGCGCAGCATCTTGGGCTACGGTTGCAGCAAGTGCTCCTGATAATTTTAGCGCTTTCTTACTCGCTGGCTGTTAGGATTCAACCGTGGCTAAATACGGTAATGTTACTTACGGTGGTACTACTTATGGTGAAACAAGAAAACTTGCTTATTCTGTAGAGCCCCTAGAAATTGTTGTTCTTTCTTTTTCTACAGCATATGTTACATGGTATTCACCAACTGGAGCATTTTCTCGTATCAGGTTGGTTCGTAACCAGATAGGTTTTGCAGAGACTGCAGAAGATGGCATTATAATTTGGGAAGAGAACGCTACAGAAGGAACAGTAACTCGTTCAGCCTTTACTGACGGCGTAGACAATCCAACAAGCGTAGGAATTTTGGCAGGTAAACATATTTACTATTCTATGTTTCTTTTTACAGAAGATAAGGTATGGATTAATGCAGGTACGGCATTTGATATTGTACCCACAAATCAAGGTGCTCAAAAAAAGATAATGGATATACTTCCTAGAGTTTACACTAG